TACGGTCACGCGCCAAGCCGTAAAACCAGAATACGTTCTGCTCCGCCATCCACATTCCGATCATGGTGGCCGTGTTGACGTTCCAGCCGAGCAGCTGGAACGTCGATTCAAGCTTGGCGAACATGGTGTCGATTTCGATCGCGATCGGCATACCGCCAGGACGATGATCGATGTATTGCTCGTTCATCGCCGGCAGCTTGACCTCGGTCAATTCGAGATACAGCCCATTGTTCACATCGCCCGGCTCACGCCCACAGAACATGTTCGCCTGATCGAGCGTGAGGATGGTCTCGGCCATTGCTGTCTCTCCATCAGCCGCTGAACACCAACTGCTCGGCGAGCTGCGCGACCATGGCGTCGATCGCCGGCTTGTAGCGAGCCGACATCGTGGTGATCAACTTGAGCACCGGCGGCTCCTCAGCGGCGAAGCTCACGGTGAGGTGTCCGAGCCTGATCTCTTCAGCGGTGTTGAGGCTGCCGCTAAAGGTCACCTTGTAGCCAAGGATTTGCTGCAGCGCTGTGAGCTGGGCGAGGAATGACGCGATGGTTTCCTCGACGTTGGTGACGGTCTGGCGATCGATGTTCGAACGACCGAGATAGGTGCGCAACGCCGGCATCAGTGACAGGTGAATATAATCGCGCCCTCTTTTCACGTTGTACATTTGCCAGAGCGAATCGTCCCCCATGTTGTCGGTCGAGATCAGGATGAAGCCACCGGACGAGATCGCGCTTTCGACGCCGATCAGGCCACGGGCGATGATCCCGATGTTCGCTCCCAGCAGCACCTGCCCTTCAGTCTCGCCATCGGTGAGCGAGAACGCGATCGAGCGCGCCGGCCCGACGATGCCCTGGATGGCGCGGTTGGCGCACGAGTGGAACGGATAGCCGGTTCTGAAATCTTCCGCGACCAGCGCGCCCGCCATCCGCGGCGCCAACGGCATCACCACGATGTCGCCGGAGTACGGGTCCTGAATTTTGACGCCACCGGACAGGCCGATGAGCCTTTGGCTGTTGAGTGTGGTGCGCCAGCTCTCGTCGGCGATCATCGAGGTGCCAGCGCTCTCGACGATGCCGTGACCGATCAGAGTATCGAGCACGCCGGTCATGTTGGCGCACACCGGGTTGGCACCGAGCGCCATCGTGGTGAGCAGCGTCGCCTGGGTCGAGACTTCGGCATCGGCGCCGCCGGTCAAGGTCGGTGGGCACTGCGCACCGGTGACATCGGTCGACAGCGTGATGTCGTTGGCCGCTGCAGTCGCCGATACCGAGGTGATCAGCAGACTGAGATAGGTCGAAGCTGCCTTGACGTAGGTGCACAGGCTGAGATTGGGATCGGCCTGCGCCTCGGGACCCATCAGATAGGCGACGAGGTTGTCGAGCGTCTCATTGAGGTTAACGCCGAGTACGACCTGATAAGCGGCTGGCGTGCCACCGTGCGCGATGAAAGTCACCGGCTGGCTTGAGATCGTGACGTTGGTGCCGACACCGGGTTGGGCGTTGAAGATGATCTGGCCCTGCGCCTGCGCGGCGGGCGCCGGGGTGCCATCGGGCGGCGGCAGCGTCGCTTCCGGCGCTACCGTGAACCATGCGCCCCAGCTGTCGATGAATAGCTCAAGCTCACCGATGTGGCCGTTGTTGTCGGCCACCGCGTGACCTTTCGGCAGTACCGAGGTGGTCAGGTTCTGTTCGCCGTTGCCGAGCTTGAAGGTGATGCCGTAGGTCTGGTTCGGGATGTAGCCGACGCCGGGATTCTCGATCATCAGGGTGTCGAGCGAGTTCGCCATCTGGCCGGTGTAGCCGGGCGCGATGATGATGCGCGGCGTGCAATAGAGCGTGTTGGGCGCCTTGAGAAACGCATAGAGCCCGGTGCCGAGCACGCTGTCGCCCATGATCCGTGCGATGGTCTGCTGCAGCGTTTCCGTCTCACTGACCAGACTGTCACCATAGGGGGTGCGCACGATCACGATCTGCGCCGCGATCTGGAAGTCCGCCAGCTGCGCATTGATACCGTTGATTGCATCAGGAATGTAGCCGTCGGTCCCAAGGTGCGAAAGCATGAGTGTATCGTTGGAGAAGAAGAGGACCGGCGTATTTTCCGGAAAAATCTCCGGGTCGGCGGTTGAACTGGGACCAATTATTCCGATAACGTCCATGTTGGCCCCAATGACCGGCATCGCCTGATCATCTTGCTGAATAAATTGCAAGCCGAAGACCGGAGTCGTACCCATGATTTCATCCTTTCAGGGTGTGAGTGTCAGTACATGAGGCCGCCGGGCACGTTGATCTGCAGCGGCGTGACATCGCCTGCTGTCTGATCGCCGCCGTAGAGGAGCAGCTCGACGATCGGCCGACGGTCGGTGACGGCCGGCAGGTCGGCATAGATTTGGATCAGCCGGACATAAGCGTTGCTGTTGGGGTCGGGCGAGATCACTGAGATCGAGAACAGCCCGCTCGCAGTCGCGACCAGCGGATCGCCGTTGCTCATTGGTTTTGCCTCACCTGTACCCGCATGTTCGGCGTCGTGATTCCCGGCGCCGTCTGGACGATCACCGTCCCTGGGCCGGATGGATTGGGACTGACGACCGGCGGCGGCTCGGTTTCCCAATCGAACACCAGATGCACCGCGGTCTCGATGCACTGCTGCGGATCGACGGCATTGGAGCCGCCATAGGTGGCCAGCGTCCAATTCAGGATCATGACGTTGATCAAGCCCTGCGGGATGAGATGCGGCACCCGGAACGCAATCGCGATCGGAATGATCAGGCAGGTCGAACCGCTCTGCCGCAACCCCCAGGCACCGAGCATGTTGTCGAAACTCTGGCCCAATGCCGGCGCCCCGGGCGGCGAGGCGATCACCGCACCATTCGGCGACTGTCGATAGAATTCGCCGGGGACGAACAGCGAGGTCCGCGACGAGCGCACGAAGTTCAGGCCGTTCTGCGCACCGACGGCGAAGGGCTGTGGGCCGCCGGTGATGGTGCCCCAGACATTGTAGAGGTAGGCGTCGCTGCCGCCGCCGCCGAGGCGGAGCTGCCACGTCAGGCCAGCGCTTGGATCGCCATACATCACATTGTCGATGAGGGCATGACCGATCGGCATCGTCAGAACTCCACGCCGCCGGGAATGGTGATCTCCAACGGCGTCTGATCGGCGATCTGCTGATCGCCGCCATAGACCGCGATCTCAAGGATCGGTCGGCGGTTCATGTTGGTTGCCGGGTCGGTGAAAATCTGGATCAGCCGCACATACTCGGTCGACAGAGGATCGGGCGAGATGTTGCTGATGACGATGCTCTGCACCTCATCGACGCGCAAACGCGAGTAGTCATAGGTGTAGCCCATTCGTGTCCTCAGATGAAGTTGATCGAGAACGACGTGAGGCCGAGGATCGCGCCGCCGTTCGAAACGCGGACTCGCAGGTTGGTGGTGATCAGACCTTTGACGCCGCCGGGATAGGTGATGCCGTAGAGCTGTGTCATCCCGTTCTGGATCGCGAGCGCAGGAATCCACGTAGAGCCCTTGTTATTGTCGATCAGGCAATTCGGACCTGAGCCACCCGACACCCATTCGAGCCAACCGACGCCGCCCGGCAGGTGCGCCACGAACAACTGCGGGATGACATAGGTCGCGCTCGACGGCTGATTGCCCATGTTCTGTTGCGTGATATAGATCGTCGGCACCCCTGGCTTGAGCGCGCCACGCACCGACGGCACGATGATCATACCGAGGTGTCTCCGCCGAGCACGATCACCGGGTTGTTGCCGTTGGTGTTCGAGAGGCACAGCAGCGACAGCATCGCGTATTGCCCCGCCGATCTGTACTGGCTCTGGCGGTTGACCAAGGTGACGCCAGCGGCCGGCACGAAGCTGATCTGGCCGGCGCCACCCTGGCAGATCAGCACGTTCCAACCCTTCGGAAGATTGTTCGGCAGTGTCGCCGTGATCACCGCGGCGTTGGTCATGGTGAGCGTCCGACCGTAGTCGGCATTGACGAAGGTGTACGAGGTCCCGACCTGATCGTCGGAGATGGCAAGGATCGCATCGGAATGGATGTTGGTCTGACCGATGATCGTCGACACCTGTGCGGGCGTGGCGAAGTCTGAAGCCGGGTGCGTCGCCACATCGCCGAGCCCCAGGATGCCGCGTGCGGTCGGCGCGTCTGGCGCAGCGTCCATGGTGCGCGCGAACGCGGTGTAGGCCGCCACCGCCATGGTGCCGGGACCGCTGAAGAATGGCAACTTGTCGGTGGCGGATACCAGCGCGGCGAACGTGTTGAGGATTGCCGAAACATTCTGCTTCTGCATCAACCCGGTATTGAGCGCGCCGACCGTGGCATAGGTGTTGAGCGCATCGACGAGGCCGGTGATGTCGGCCGGCACCAAGGTCACCACGCCGGCCTTGCCGCACACCGTGACCACTGGACCGTTCTGCACGATCTGGATCAGTTCGGTGAGATTGCCGATCGAGGCATCGACCTCGTTCGCGGCGTTGATCGCCGCGGTTGCCGAAGTCTGCGCCTGCTCAAGCAAACTCAGCAGTGCCGCCGGCAGCGCCGAGTTGTCCGACAGCGACCACTTATCGCTCTGCTGGGTCTTGGTGCAGAAGATGACGTGGCCGACGTACTGCCCATCGGCTGGATTGTACGAGGTGGTCGACAGGATACCCCAGTTGGTGGGGTCCAGCTCGTCGAGCGCCAGCACGTACGGCGTCGGCGTGAATACCGCGAGGCCGGCCGAAGTGCAGGTGAATTGCACATCGGTATTCACCACGAGCTTGATTGGCGCTCCCCACGCTTCGGCCACCAGAAAGCCGAGCGTCGAGGCAGCTTGCAGGTCAGCGAGAAACGGCCCCAGCACCATGTTGGTGCGATCAAGGGTGAGTTGCATCAGGCTGTTGATCGTCTGGTCGTAACTATCCTGACGCGCGGCGAGGCCGTTGATCGAGTTGGTGATGATGAGGAAGCGCTGATTGAAGAAGATGTAGTCGAGCACGTCGCCGGAAACGTCGACCTGCAGGTCCTTCATAAAAATGACGGGACCGGACATAGTTTACCTCGGGCCGGAGGTCTGTTGGGCGGTGGCGCAGCGCGATGCGAACGTCGTGCCATCGCCGATGTCAGCAGTCTGATAGACCGCATCGGTGACGTAGTAGGTCTTCATCGGCGTGAACTGCACATTGGCGAACAGAAAACCGCTGTTGACCGTGATCTGCCAATAAACCATAGGGGCTCTCCCTTAGTCGGCGTAGGCGATACGCGAGGCGACGATGAAGCGGTCGGGGATCGCACCGTCGGTGGTGCCGTCGATCTCGACATAGAACGAGCCCTGCGACGCGATCGACTGGTTGAAGGTCCAAGTGCGATCGATCGAGCCATCGGTCTGCACCGCATCGCCGACGACATCCGGCATCGCGTGGGTAGTGCCGAAATGGATCGAGGCGACGCAGCTGTGGTGAGTGGTGTTGAACGAGATCAGCTTGCAGACGACCTTGACATGGGTGCACGCCGCAGCAATCACGATCGGCTGCGAGATGTGGTGGAAGCTGTTGGACTGTCCGCCGACGAGCTGCACTTGGCTCTGGGTCAGCGAAATGCCCGGCATCAGATCGGTGGTGCCGGTGAACACCGCCTTGAACGGCAACAGCGGCGGCAGCGACGCGAGTTGCGGCGTGTCGGGGTCTTCAGAGAATGGCTGCCACGTGCCGTTGAGCTGAATTTGATACGACAAATCAGTGACGGCCGGGATGATGGTATCTGCGAGCACGTCGATACCAGCAATCCCGCCCGCCATCTGCAACGACTGCAGTTGCAGCTCCATGCGCACCGAGCCGCCGGAGGCATTAGGGTTGTTCTGCCACTGGCCCCAGGTTGCGTAGTGTAACAAGAAGCGCAACGTCTTCGGCGAAGTCAACGACGGCCACAGATAGAGGCCGCCCGAGCCGTTGACCCAATAGCATCCCTGATGGATGCCGAAGCACTCCCACCGGTCCGAGATGCAAAACCGATGATCGCCGGTCGAGATGAAGCTGATGCTGTAGCGCTTACCGGCTTGCAGGAACACCGGCGGAAACGAGATGCGCAGCGGAAAGATGAACACCGGAAGATTGGTCAGCGTCCTGATGTCGAAACTGCTGAGCGGAAAAAACTGACCCAGCCAAATATCGCCGATCAGAATCGGTGTTTCAAATCCAATAGAGACATCGCTCGCCTGCAGAACGACCCGACGGATCGTCTGGTTGATATGATCGGGATTGCCCTGGGCGTCGCATTCCGCGACCAGCACCGTGAGCGGCGCCTCCGTCGGTGCGTTCATGAATGTAGTGACGCCGGATAGCCAGCCATCCTGCGCATTGAGGAACGTCTGACATATGTGCTGTCCGGAGTGATCGAAGTTGTCGAACCGCTTCGACCAGTAGGGCAGATCGACGTAATCGCGCCAATAGAACTGCCAGCGACCAAACTGATGCCGCGGCCAGTCGACATCGTCCTCTTGATGCGCTGCGATCTCGGCCCACTCGATGATCTCCCAGGTCTCGAAGAGAAACGACAGGATGCGCGAAGTCGGATCGAGTTGAGCTTGATACCACCACACCTCGGCAGGCGGGCACACCGGCCACAGGCCGCCACAACGAAACCGATGCCGTGACGGATAGAGGTGCCGCAAGGTGAACGCGGTGTAGATGTATTGCAGCAACCGCTCCTCGATCCACGGGAAATCTGGAAACGAGCAATCCATTCGCACCCGCGCACCAGACGGTCTCGGCAAGGTGAAGCCGTCGGCAGCGACCAGCGCACCAGGGTCCTGCGGATTGAGTAGTGCCAACGTCGTAGCGGAGGTGCCGGTGCCGCCGGGGAAACGCAGTCCCTCCTCGACCCGCGCGTTGTAGGCGCCGTCGACGTTGCCGGTGGTGAGACTCTGCGAGGTGTCGAGGAAGTAGTCGGTGCCGTACCAGATGAAGGCCGGCGGTTGATGGATCAGGTCCCAAATCTGATTGACCAGCGTGACTAGCTTCTGGAAGTCGGTGAGCAGCGTGTAGTTCTTGAGCTGCGCCGCGAGCGCCGCGAGCGCCGAAGTCAAGGTCGCGATCTGGCCGTTGACCGTCGATGCCCAGTTGTTGAGCGAGGTGATCTTGTCCGACAGATCGGAGATGTTGTCGAGTTGATTGATGGTCGATTGCTGGAACGACACGATACCAGTCGGATCGCACAGCACGTAGCCGAGCAGCACGTCGGTCGCATCGATCGTCGGATATTGCGGCGATGCGCTCTCGATGCCAGGAACGAGATCGACGTTGGCATACCGTGTCGTCGTCATGTCGACGGATTGCGGCTGCGCTTCGCCGGTGTCGGCGTCGATGATGAAATCGCGCGGCTGGGTGTCTTGCGTGATGGTCGTGCCCCACGCCACCACCGCGATCTGCTTCTTCTGAGTGACCGGCAGAACGTTGAAGCAATCGAGCGTCACCGTGTCGAGGCGCACATAAACCATGCCGTGCGAGTAGACCCGGCCCGGCGCCACGCTGACCTGAGTCGGTGCGGTCTTCGAGAGCGCGAAGCCGGTGTAGGACTGGTTCGGTTCGATGGCATCGAGTACGACATCGTCGAGCGATTTGCCCAACCAGTCCTGCAAATTGTTGAAGTCGGCGGCCTGGACTTCCTGATTATCGCGGAAGATGACTTCGTTTTCGGCCATTACTCTCTCCTATATGACACGCGCATCGATCCACTCACCAACGGTGAATGTCCCGTCACACGGCAAGCTGTCGTTGGTGCTGATGATTCGCTTGATCGCAGTGTCGATGCCGACGGTGTCACGTTCGGCCATTGCCGCGGTGACGGCACGGCGGACCGCCTCGATACGTCGATTGTCCCGAGGGTGCCAAAAACCGCGGATGAAGGTGGTGCCGGAGAAGTACCACGGCCGCCACACCTCGCCGACATCGATCCGAATCTTCGCCGTGTACCTGTGTTGCCCGAATTGAGCGTGGCCCATGTAGACGCTGGCCTTGCGATAGTCCGGCACCCGCGACGGATCGAACAGGTACCAGACCATATAGGTGAACTGCCACGCCACTGACCGCACCAAGTACGAAGTACCGACCGAACCGCCCATCAGATAGATGCGGCCCGTCCCTCTCGGCACCCCGCAGGCGAGCCCGTACTTCGAGAAAGTGTGGGTCTCGTTGATCGTGTCGGGGTAGAGATCAATCGGCTTCTCGTTGCCCCAGCTGATGGTCTGATAGATCGCCTTCGAATAGCCGATCGATGATGTCATCGGCACCACGATCTCGATGGTGCGCGCGGCGACCGATAAATCGCTGCCGAGGAAGATCGAGTGCTGGTTCTGCGCCGTGCGCGGCGGATGCCCGGCGGGCAGCGGATAGCGATTCGAATCACCGAGAAACCACGTGTTCGGGCTCTTCGCCGGCACCGTGATCTCGGCGACGGTCTGGACCTCACCGGCGAGCGTGACCGTGGTGGTGGTGCGATAGGTCAGCGGCGTCTCGACACCGGTGGCCGGGTCATAGATGACCGCGGTTCGCGTGTAGCGCCCGCCGGCATCCTGCGCGGTCGGATAGAACTTCCACTTGGGTCCGGTGAAGCAGCCGTTCTTATTGAACGTGCGTTTCTCGTTGGGCTCCAACCCTGAGATGAACTTCGAGCAGCAGCAGATGTACGGCAGCTCGACCCGGGCGACGTACGGATAGAGCCGCAGCTGCGGAAAGCGGGCGACGTAGGCGGCGCGCTGTGCCGCGGTGTAGCTCGGGCCGGGAAAGAACTTGGCGGGCGGGACGATCGCGCTCTTGACGGTGCCGCCGACCGCGGCGACGTAGGTCGTGATGCCGTAGAGCGAGCCGCGGATTTGCTTGAGCGTCCACTGATTGGCCACCCAGTAGCGGCGGAACGCCTCGCTCCAATTGGCTTCCCACAGGTTCACGCCCATCGCGTAGGCGAGATAGGGCAGGTTCTCGTAGCTGATCGCGTTGGGGTCCCACTGATCCTTGATCAGCTCGGCATAGGTCGCGGTGAGGCGGAAGCCGTCGACATCGGCCATCGCCCGTTCCAGCCCCGACGCCGAGCGATACAGCAGCACCGAGCCGGTGTGCTGATCGAGCGGCCGGATGATCGGATCGGTGGTGCCGATCTCATTGCCGGCCAGTGCCACTGCCAACGGCGAGGTCCCGACATCGGGGAACCAGGGAACAAGATCGATGGCCTTGAGGTGGTTGACCTCGTGCGCCGTCGGCCATGCCACCCCGATCGACGACGGTCCGATCCAGATGCCCACCGGATTGGGCATCGCGGTGACGCCTATGAAGCTCGGGACGCCGATTTGCGGCGACCCCACCGAGAACCCATAGACGTTGAACCACGTCACCACGGGCGGCGGCGCGCCCACGGCGGGGCGTCCTACCGCGAACCCGGTCGCCGCCATCGCCATCTTTGGTGGCGCCGGCCACGGCACCATCGCGGTTCCACTGTCGTAGTACCACTGGCCGTTGTACGCCTTCACCCACACCACGCCGGAGGTGTCGGTGACGATCTCGTATCCCGGGAGCGGCTGCCCGTACGGGTTGGCGCCGTTGCGCAGCACGTACTTGTTGTTGATGTCGCCGGGCGGTGAGAGACCGAAATTCCACAGCGTACCGTTGCCGGTGATCAGCGCACCGCCGGTCGGCGCCCAGATCGCGCCGCCGAGCGGCGTCGCGCTGGTGAAGACGCCACCGAACACCGGCGAGCCGACGGTGATCCCGACCACCGGCATCGGGTGCAACTGCGCCATCGCCTGCCCGTCGAAGACGGGCGAGCCGACCGTCAGCGCGGACGTAGCGAGGATGCGTGCCGGCGGCGGCGTGACCGCCCTCCACACGCCGACATGATAGATGAACCAAGAATTGGTCGAGGCATTCCAGGCGTACAGCAGGCCGTTGACGATCTCGATGCCGCCATCGACCGAGAAGCCGGAATCAGCGCCGTTGACATAGACCTCGTTGCCGACGAGGCCGGCCTGCGTCCCATCGGCGGCGACGATGGTGTAATTCTGCCCGACCAGCACCACGCCGTTCGGCGACAGCGGCGCCATGAACAGCACCGCGAGCGACGGCGATCCGACCGTCAGCGACGGCGGCGTCAGCGCCCATTGCGGCTGATTGGTCGCTTGCGGAAGCGGTCCGCTGTTGGGCGTATAGAACTGCGCGGTGGCAACATCGAAATAGAGCCACGCGCCCGCGATCGTCACCCAGATGTTCGACGTTTCACCATTGCTGGTCGGCGCGTACTGCACCACGTCGTAGCGCCCGAGATAGGGACCGCTCGGGTTGATCGCCTGATTGTTGAACCACACCACACCGGCTGCATCGATCGACCAGATGCCGCTCGGGGTGACGAGGGAGTGCGAGGTATCGCCGGTGCTGAGCCACTGCCCAAGCGGCGATGGCGCCACGCCGTTGATCGGCTGCGCCACCAGGGCGACATCGATCTGCAGCGATCCGATCAGAAGATCATCGGCGGCGCCGGGGATCGCCGGGCCGTTGGTTGGCTGCGGCGTCGGTCCGGCATTCCACGGATAGAAGGTGCTGTCAACGCCGCGATAGTAATACCAAGCGCCGCCGACATTGCCCCAGATGTACGACGTGATGGTGGTGGTCGGGCCGTATTCGATGTAGTCGCCGGAATGGAACGTCAACCCGACGGGCGGCACGCCGATGTCGTGGTACAGCACGCCGGAAGACTCGAACCAGAATATTCCAGGCTTCGTCCCGGTCGGGTTGCCGATCTCGATGAACGAATGCGTGAGATCGCCGTAGAATAGTTTGGTGGTGTAGGGCGTCGGCGCGACGGCGCTGACCGGCGTCTGCAGCACCGGCATCATCGGATAGTAGAGCGACGAGCCGATCTCCGGCGATCCGACAGTGAGCGAGCCGGCGCGCACCAATGTGCCATAGGCACCGACGCCGATCCCTGGCGCGACGATAATGAGATCGGGGGCGGTGAAGTTGTTCGACCTCAGCCCGGGCGTCGCCGGAGTGAACTGCGGCGAGCTGACCGCGAAGCTGCCGGGAACCAATGCAGAGATCGCGTTGTAGGTGATGATGATCAGGCCATCGCCACCGCCGCCGCTCAAATAGCCGGCATTGCCTGAATTGCCCGCGCCGCCGCCGCCGTACTGACCGCCAGAATACGAATTGCCGGCTGCGGCACCATTGCCGTAGGCACCGGAGCCGCAGCCATAGGCGCCCCATTCGGTGCCGCTGTTGCTGATGTTGGTGGGAGAACTTCCGCCCGGGACCGTGCCACCGTCCGCGGTGCCACCAACAAAGCCGTTAGCATTTCCACCGGCGCCGTTGGGACCCGCAGCGCCGCCACCTGCCATGGCGCTGACCCAGTCAGCGCCGCCACCGCTGTACTTGAGACCACCGACGCCGGACGATGCGACGCCACCCATGCCAGGGGTCGAGCCAACCAGACCGCCATAGCCACCTTGCGCCCCGACCGAGGCCACTACGCCGTTGGCGACGGCATTGGACAGGCTGGTCGCGTTGAACCACGTGTCGCCGCCCGTGATGCCGTTGACGTTGCCGCCGGAGACGCTGTGGCCACCGACGCCGACATTGAATGCGATGCTACTGCCGGGTGCCGGGTTGAGACCGGAGAGCTGGGCAGCGGTCGATTTGGAGTACGCGCCGCCACCGCCGCCGCAGAACCCAGAACTGGTGACCCCAACCGAACCACCGCCGGCACCACCGAGGCATTCAACCGAGACGAACGATACGAAGTCGGATGGGACGATCCACGCCGCGCCGTTGTTCGCCTTGGTGAGAACAACGACTTTCGTTGCCACGGCTACTCACCCGTGCCGCGATAGCGAAGCGTCACTTTGGTGATGTTGACGACACCGTCGATGTTGACGGTGACATCGGCGGTCGGCACGTAGGTGGTGCGGTCGTAGACACCGGCTTGCGCCAGCGCGCCGTCGAGCGCGAGCAGCGTGAGATCGGCACCGAGCCAACGCAATGCAGTGACCAGTGCTCCGACCGCCTCCGCAATCTGCCCCATCAGGGTCTGCATGTCGACGCCGGGGAAGAGCCAGACATCGCAATTGATCTCGGTGTTGGCGATCTTCGGCGTCATCGTCACCACCACATCGGTCAAGCCCTTGCGGGCGGTGTTGGGCGCAGTGATGAATTGCTGGACCGCGTTGATCTGAGCTGCATCAGGCAACGGCCGGCAGCCCGGCAGCAGCGTCCAGATCGTGCCGTCCGGCGATGACGACCACATCATGTTCGGATTGCTGCAAGTCGACGAGATGATCGGGATATACACATAACCAGTGCCGGCGACGGTCAGCGCCGAGGCGTGCTTGATCGAATCCTCGCCCGGCGGCATCGGCGCCGACAGCGCCCAGAACACGTAACTCTCGAAAGTGCCCTGGCCGGTGCCCGACAGGCTGAAGATCGAGGGCGACAGCCATAGCCGCTGGCGATAGGCGTCGTCGGTCTCGGTGGTGCCGTCGGGGAAAATTAATCTCGGAACGCCGTATGGGTATCTGCTTCCAACACTATCGAGATCGCTGCCGACCGCAAACGCCAAGGTTATTGCACGACAGGCTTGATTGACGCGGTCACGCAACAGCAATTCATAATATGCGTTTAATTCTTGGTTAATCCTTATTGGATCAAACTCTAAACCGCCAACATCATATTGAGCTGCATTTGGCGGATCGTTCTGCGCCCAGAACGTGATGAGCTGCTGCATCCTGTTCGCGATGATCGACTCGGTGCTGATATTTTCTAGCACCGCCATTGGAGGCAACAGATCGGGTCTGATGACCGGAAACCGCGTCGGTGTCGTTGAAACGAGATTTGTAGCCACCGCTTGCAATCTCCGTCAGCTGAGGTTACAGAAGCAACGCCAAGACGGCCCCATCACAGCATTGCATGGCATGGCCGCCGGGGCACAGCCCAGCTAAGCGGGGCTAAGCCGGGCGTCGCCCAGCATAGCGCGGCTCGGCAGAGCGAAGAGGCGGCGGGCCGCAGTGATGCGCCTCGCCGTTTTTTTTATCCTGGCGTTGAAACGACATCCCACATTCCATCACCTTTGCCGGTGATCGCAGAGTTCTTGGCCTCGGCCGGGCTGAAGTCGCCGAGGTGACCGCGCGGGCGATAGACGCCTTCGTTTCTGAAGATCGCCTGCCCGAGCCGGATCATCTGTGCCGCCGACGTGGTCGTCAGCGGCGACCAACCGAGTAGCGCATCGCCCATGAAGTTCACTTGGCGGATGCGATAATTTGGTTCCCATAAATCGACGCCGGTGACGAGCGCCCAATAAAAACGCATGACGATTCGATCAATGAAGTTCTCGCCGAGCAGCATCGGCACGAACGAGCCGACCCAACGGCGCAGCACACGTTCATGATAGGGCGTCGCAAAAATCAGCTCCATCGATTGCTCGACATGCGGCCAACCCTGCAGCAGCTTGCCGGTGAAGCGATCCATGCCATTGCGCGGCGGTGATATCTGCGCCGTCTGATTGAGCAGGTCGGGCCAGATCGCATTCACCGAGCGATAGAAGTCGTTGTCGACGACTGGATAATCGACGCCGCTCTCGATCTTGGTGTCAGCAGTCGTGCCGATGGCGTCGGCGCCGTTGGTCATGACGCGAGCGGTTTCAGCGCGCCCTGATCGCTGTAGAACTTGGCCTGCGCTGGCGTGAGATAGACGATCTGTTGCGCGCCATTGCGCTTGACTTTGGCGCCTGCGAACTCACCGCGCAGATCGGGGATATGCGACGGATCGGTGATCAGGTACGGCTTCTTCTCCGGCGCATTCATCGCCGCCTTACGCGCCATGTTGTGATGACGGGTCGACTTGGGCATCGCGGTCTCCTGTTTTCGCGCTTTCGCTCACTTCGATTGGTTGTCGGCTTTCCACGGTGGCTTCTTGATCTGCAGCGGCTGCGAACACCAGCACCCATCCTTGTCGACGTGGATGGTGTTCTCATCATCCTTCCACGAGATGCAGACGCCATCCTTATGGGTCTGCACCCGATTGTGCGCGCCGCTGATTTTGACGAAACCGGAGAAGCCACCGTCCTTCGAGGTGCGGGCATTAACGTCGGGATCGCTTCCGTCGCCCTGCATTAGGTTGTGGCTGCCGTCGTTCTTGGTGAGGGTCGAATTGCCGTTCTGCCACGTGTGTGCACCATCGCCGGCCGAGCCGGCGTGATCGGGCTGCGCGTGCTGTTTGTTCGGCGCATAGGGCGAGATCGTCGCCTGCCGATAGTCGGCGCCGGTCGCGCTCACGCGGACGTTCTGGCCGACCGCATAGACCTCCTTCTGGCGCTCACCACCGCGGTGGTCGGTGGTGTGAATCCATGGACTGAGCCAGGGCGTGCCGTCTTTCTTGAGACCCATCTGCACGATCATCTTGTTGCCCTGGACCTGATTGACGGTGCCGACACGATCGCTGTGCGCGGTCTGGCGGCGATGCTCGGCCACCTGAAACAGCAGCTTTTGCATTGGATCAACTGCCACGATCTTCTCCCTTCGCTTCGCTCAATCGGTCGCCTTCATCTCGACCTTCAGTTCGCCGGCAATCGCATCGCCGAGCTGGCGCATGGTGAACAGCTCGGCCGGCGCCCCCGCCCCCGAGAACGACACCGGCAGCATGCGGGTCGCCTGCCACGCCTGGGTGGCGCAACGGCAATTGGGATGCACGAGGTTGGTCCCCGATCCGGTGCCCATGCCGTACGGATTCATGTTCCGTATTTCTTCCATCGTGTAGGGCGAGTGGTCGGCGACGTAGTTGCACTTCTCGCACACCAGCTCGTCGCCCGAGGTGATGACCTTGACCAGCGTGCGATCGTCGAAGCTGTCGCTGTTGGGATCGCCACGGGTCTGCCACGGCCGCGACCACTTGGCGTCGGTCGAGAGCTTCGAGGCGTCCATCGACCACGTCAGATCGTTGGGCGTCGCCTTCTTGACCTCGATTGCGCCCGCGATCTCGTCAGGCTCGAAGCCAGTGGCCTCGGCGATGCCGTTGATGCGCACCTGCAGGACGTTCTCGCCGACGGTGTTGAGCGCGCGCGAGATCGCAGCGCCGGTGCGCTTGGGCACGTTGTTCATGTAACGCGCCCATTTCAGCAGCTCGTTGGTGTCGATCGTGACGTTGAGCATCCCGCGTCACCGCGGGAGACGGATCGCCCCGCCGCCGCCCGCGAAGATCGAGATCAGGTAGATCAGGATCAGCAGCAGCACCACGACCCACACCACCTGCTCGAACCGCGGTGGCAGCGTCGGTACGAACATCTTGAGCACATAGATCGCAAGCCAAACGACACCGCACAACAGGACGACACCAACGAGAAACCACAGCACAGAAACTGCGAGTTCGGCCATGACCTGTCTCCACGTTCTGGGTTACCAACGGCTGGGCGGAAGCTGCGGCTTGTAGCCCGGCGCGTGCACCGGCGAGGCCGCCACCGTGATCTTCCCGCTTGTGCTGACCACCCCCAACGTCGGCGCATCGATCTCGGGAGAATCCACCGACACCGTCGGGAAGTCGGTCGAGCTGACGGTGGTCTCCATGCCGCCGGGCTCGGTGTCGGCGACCGTGACCTCGCCGAGCACCGGCACCGGGAGGTCGATCTCGTCGTCCTCGACGAACGGATCAGGCAGCGGCGTACCCGGTACCTGAAGGGCTTCGATACCCTCCTGGGTGAGCCCGAGCTGCGCCTGCGCGACCCGCCAGTTCGATGACGATGTGATGTTGATCAGCCCTTCGACGATGCCGGCGACATCGACCACGTTGTCTTCAGGGTTGGCGCGGGCGAGGGCGATGAAGTCCCACACCGGATGCTTGTCGGGCGGACGCTGCCCCGGGATGAAATCCCACAGCGGCTGGACCTGCAGCACCACGCGCCGCGCCGCGAAGCGCACACCCTGTTGGCTCATGCCACCGCGCCGCGACGGGATGCGTCGCACCTTGGTGACCATGCGCTTGAACAGCTCGCCCCACTGCGATTGCGGGTCGCCGATCAGCGCGCCGATCGCCTGCGCGGTCACCACATCGCACGCCAATTCCATCCCGCTGTCGGTCGCCGCGAACTGGATGATCAGATTGTTGGTGGTCGGACTGCGGATCGCCGAGGCGATGCCGATCTCGATCGCGATGGAGAGCGTGCGGTTGTCGCTGGCGTAGACCTTGGCGATGTTGTCGACCGGGTTGAGATCGTCCAAATCGCTGTAGACCACGATGTACGGCGATGGCGGGCCGCCATAGACGGCCGTCGCCAGCGGGGTGAGATCACTGTCGTAGACACGATCGGCGGCCCAGGTGCGGTCGCGCAGCGCTGCGACCGCAGTGGCACGCAGGATCGGCCGCAGCAATGACATGGCAGCCCTTTCAGGTGAGTGGCGTGGTGTCCTGCAGGCGGATCAGCAGCACGTTGTAGCGCTTCGTCGCGGACGGATCGATTTGCTGGATTGAATGCCACTGCTGATTCGGCAGCTGGTCGGGAAGGAAGACGCGGTCGTACATTTTCCACAGGCTGGGATCGCCGAGATTGTTCTCTTGGATCG